AAATAAACGTTTTCTCCTAGACCAAACAATAGAGCGAATCCGGAGGACGCATATATGGTTGCTGCACTACTCGCCAAAAATCCAGCGAAGAAAAGATAGACAATCTGTCTGATGCAATGGTCTCTCTCGCACGTGCGGAAGAGAAGTTGGTTGCTATTGAAAAGAATAATCACACAAACTTTAAGAGAATGAATCGATTCTCACAGAAGTTAGATGATATAGAGAGAAAGGTCGAAGAGAATGCCCACACCGTGGGTGTTATTAATAAACTATTTTGGATACTAATTGCCGCGGCAGTCGCTGGTATTATGTCCGCAATTTGGATGAACTAGGAGAAACTAATGAAAACATCTGATATAAAAAGACTGGGTGAAGCATACCAAGCGGTTCTAGAATCATCCAAAGAAGAATCAAAAGCACAATTCGTTGCTGCAGCACTAGACGCAAAGAAGAAGGGTAAAGACTCATTCGTATTTGCGGGGAAGAAGTTCCCTGTCACTGCAAAGGAAGTTGAGGAAGCACAGAAGTCGTTAAAGGCATCTAAACTTGACCCTGTTGACGATAAAGCAAACGATAAGAAATTCAAAGACCGTAAAGACAAAGACATCGACAACGATGGTGATGTAGATAGTTCTGACGAATATCTCCATAAGAGACGTGCGGCAACTGACGATGCAATCGATGGTGGTAAGAAACCTGCTAAGAATGCAAAGAAAGAGTCAGTTGAAGTTGATGAAGCACGTCAAATGAAAGACCCTAAGAAAGACTCAATGGTCTCTAAGGGTGGAAAGACAATCGTAATCGATAAGTCACAAGAGAAAGAATACCTCAAGAAAGGTTGGACTCTCGCAGAAGAAGACGAAGGTGAAGAAGACGAGAAGAAGAAACCTATCGCAAAGAAACCTGTTCCCGCAAAAGACGTAGAAGACAAAGGTGACGATGTCGATGACGAAGGTGAAGATGGTGATGGTGAAACTGAAGCAGAAAAAGACGAAGACGAAGATGATAAGAAACCTGCTGAAAAAGAGAAGAAGAAGGATGACAAGAAGAAAGAGGGTAACCCTCATACTTCCGATAAAACTCCTGAAATCTCTAAGATTGAAACTATCAAGAAAGAAGGTTACTCAACTCAATTCGAAGAAATGTGGTCTGCGGTTGCGGAACTAAGAGAGAGACGTAAAGAGTCAATTAAACACAAAGGTAGGCACACAGGTGCAACTGACCCTGAAGAAATCGATTCAAAAGAATCACCAAAATCAAAAGAGTTTAAGAAGAAACATGCTATTGATAAGTCACGTTACGATGCAGACGTACCATTCAAGGAACAACGTTCTTTGGTTGATATGGCACGTGATGTTCTTGCGGGTAAACAATCATTCGAAGAAATGAAAGGTCAAATTGACGCTACAGGTGACGAACCTAAAGGTGAGAAGAAAAAGAATCCATTCGATGGTCGTACAACTGAAGCCAAGAAGTTCTTGGAACGTATGTCTAAGAGGAGAGGTTAATGATAACATTACTAGGTACTCAAGTTGCATGTGGTACAACCACAGGTGCTGCCTCTACATTCGGTGATTCGAATGCAGTAAGACTATTCAATAGTGGTACTGCAATTCGTTTAATCACATTGGAAAAAACAGATGGTACTGATATAGGTACTATTTCTTTGAACGCAAAGGCGGAGATAACATTACGTAAGTCTCCATCCGATAAAATCTTTGCTGCATCTGCCGAAGTACTCGGTGTTGCGGTTGGATTTACATATTAAAATAGAAGGATATAATTATGGCAAAGGTAAAAGCACCCGCATGGTGTGAAAATGCAGTCCCTACACTAAATGGATGGGAAGACCCTGATACGGGTGAACTATTCGTAAGTGGTGGACATACTCAATCACAAATCGATGAATGGAGTGGTGTATCTCAACTTAATGAAATACCTACACCACAGGTCGAGACGTTGATTGAAGCACCAGTACATGAGAAGTCACTCGAAGATATGACTAAGTTAGAATTAGAGTCATTGGGTAGACAACATGGTATTGAACTTGATAGACGTAAAAACAAAGGAACTTTAATTAACAGAGTCATGTCTGTATTAAAAGACTAGATAGTAGGGTAAGGGAAATTTTTCCCACCTATTATTGGATACATTATGCAATTGACGAAAGAGAATTTAGTATTATATGCTGCAAAGCATTATTACAATCCTAAGTGTATCGATAGTGAAGAGTTCTTTGAAGACTTAAAAAGATTTAGATATATTAAGAGACTTCTTAATAGATATAATGACAGTGGAGTATTATCGGAAAGACTTATATTAAACCACCTAATAGTTATCTTCAATGTATTCGGTAATGAGGCGGGATTGGATTTACTAGAACTTCGAGTGGAAATAGAGTATTGGAATGTAATAAAACCTTTTCTCATATTCTTGAACGTTATAGACAACTCTATGTACACTAACATAGAAATGGATAAACAAACAGTCGAAGCATTAAGGATAATTAGGAACGCATAATATGGGACTTTTAAAATCAGCAACAGACCTTGTATTCACAATAAGGTTCTTGAAGTTACTTGTAACACCTTTCGAAAAGTTAGGTGCATTCAAAGCTGGTATCATCGACAAAGATGGTAAAAAGAACCCTAACTTCAACACACTCAAAACAGATGACCGTGAAGCATATAGGACACACTATACTGCATTCATTAGACTTGTCATCAACATCAAAAGAATTATGGCAAAAGCACCTGGCGGTCAATCTGCGATTGCACGTTATGGTGCCGCATTACTACTCATCAAAGAACACGGTGAACTCAAGGATGACCAACTCTTAAAAATTCACGATGCAACAGGTATCGAAGCAATGAACCTTATTTCAGAAACAAGTGAGTGGTTCGTATTAGAAGATGGTGGATTAGGAGAGGGTGTCTATCGCATGTTGAATGACACCATGACCGTAGAGTGTGATGATATTGTGAAGAAACACGATAAGGTTCGTGTTGTTGAATCACAACCAAAGGACACAATTCTTGGTGTACCTATTTACGAAGTTATACACATGAATTCAAATAAACGTGTGTATATTTCTACAGGAGAAATAACCCGATGAAGAAATTCAAAGAATATAGTGAAGATGCAACCTCGGTTGGTTCTGTAGCAGGACTAACAGGTGAACCACCTGTACATCTAAAGAAGAAGAAGAAAGAGGATATCAACGTCCTTAAACGATTTATTGAAAATCGTAATGAGAGCGCACGTAAGATGCGTGAGAATATTGATAAGAGGAGTTAACCATGTTGAGTGGATTATTAGGTAGTGTGTTAGGATTTGGGGGTTCAGTTGTACCCGCAATCACAGACCACTTTAAAACAAAGGCAAACAACAAATTTGAATTACAAAAGATGGAGAAGATGGCAGAACTACGTGCTGCAGGATTCGACCATGAGATGAAGATGTTCGAGACGCAAGCTGCGGACAAAGAACATGACCGTCTGATTCAACATGATATTTCAATTAACCAAGGTAGTGGTATTATTGCGGGTCTACAGAAGTCTGTACGTCCTGTAATCACATACTGTTTCTTTGGATTGTTCTGTGCAATCGAAATCACCCTACTCAGGGAAGCACTCAATAGTGGTACATCCATTGCGGACTCATTAGGACTCCTATGGGATGGTGATACCAAGGCAATATTTGCCGCAATTATTTCGTTTTGGTTTGGTTCTCGTGCAATTGATAAGTCTCGTAAAAGTAAATAAACTTTTTACTTGACTTTATATGCTTAATAGTATATAATCACACTTAAATAATAAATGAAAATCCTTGAGTATATAAGTATACTTACAGGATAGATTTGACACATGGGAAAAGAACACAAATGACGATAAAGATTGATAAGAAAAAGGATGACCTACTCGCCTCATATGCAGTAGGAATGTTAAAAGACTTCTACCTCAAAGACCACGAAAATTCACCACAAGAAGGATTTGCAAGAGCAGCAAAAGCATGGTCTAAGTATAAGGACGAAATGGATGAAGGACTCGCAGAACGTCTTTATAGTTATGTTAGTAATAAGTGGTTTATGTACGCTAGTCCAGTACTTAGCAATGCCCCGAATGGAGAGTCTAAAAAAGATAAGGGGATGCCAATTTCTTGTTTCCTTACTTACGTCCCTGATACTCTTGAAGGTCTCATATCTCATAGTTCTGAGTTACGTTGGCTTAGTGTTTATGGTGGGGGTGTCGGAGGTCATTGGTCTGACGTGCGAACTGTGTCTGACATTGCTCCAGGCCCGATTCCCTTCCTTCACACCGTAGATGCAGACATGATTGCTTACCGTCAAGGTAAGACACGTAAAGGTTCATATGCCGCATACATGAGTGTGCATCATCCCGACCTAATGGAATTCCTAAACATCCGTATTCCTACGGGTGATGTGCAACGTAAAGCATTGAACATCCACAACGCAATCAATATCACAGATGAGTTCATGGAAGCAGTAATCAATAATACAGATTATGAACTACGTGACCCTAAGAATGATGACGTAAAAGATACTATCAATGCACGTAAAGTGTGGGAGAGAATTCTAGAAGTTAGATTTAGAACAGGTGAACCCTACCTTAACTTCATTGATACCGCAAACAAATCATTACCTCAGAACCTAAAAGACTTAGGTCTGAAAATTCATGGGTCAAACCTATGTAACGAAATTCACTTACCAACAGATGCAGATAGAACTGCGGTCTGTTGTTTATCATCATTAAACTTGGAGTACTACGATGAATGGAAAGATACGACTATTGTCCGTGATATTATTAGGATGCTTGACAACGTCTTGCAGTACTTTATTGATAACGCCCCCGATACCATTTCAAGAGCGAAGTACTCTGCTGAAAGAGAACGAAGCATTGGCTTGGGTGCAATGGGATTTCATTCCTTATTGCAAAAACACGGTGTCGCTTGGGAGTCGGAAAAGGCAAGAGAAATCAACCAAGTTGTGTTCAAACACATCAACGAACAAGCAGTTGCAGAAACAGAACTACTCGCAGAAGAACGTGGAGAGTATCCTGATGGGATTGGTACGGGAAGAAGAAACTCCCACCTCATAGCAATTGCCCCGAATGCATCTAGTGGTGTTATTCTAAGTACAAGTCCATCTATTGAACCATTGAAAGCAAACGCATATACACATCGTACACGTGCGGGTTCATTCTTGGTCAAGAACAAATACCTCAGTAAACTACTCGAAGAGAAGGGTGAGAATAATGATTCTAATTGGACTTCTATTATTACTGCAAAAGGTTCGGTACAACACTTACCTTTCCTAACAGAAGGTGAGAAAGCAATCTATAGAACTGCGGATGAACTAGACCAAATGTGGTTGGTAACTCATGCTGCAGAAAGACAAGAGTTTATCTGTCAAGGTCAGAGTGTTAACCTATTCTTCCCTAGTGGTGCAGATAAGTCATATGTTAATATGGTTCACTTTAATGCATGGAAAAAAGGACTTAAAGGTCTGTATTACCTGAGAACAGAATCAAGTTCTCGTGCAGAGAATGTGTCCGAGAAGGTAGAACGTGTTGCACTATCACAAGACAGTCGTAGTATCATCTATGGTAAAGTAGATTGTCCGTTTTGTGCAATGGCAAAAGAAGAGTTGAAGTTACGTGGAATTGACTTCGATTATATTGACTTGAAGACTGTAGGTAAAACTGCAAAAGAAGTAACAGGTCGTGATGTCAAAACAGTTCCACAAATCTATATCGAAGGTGAGTATGTAGGTGGGTATGATGACTTGATGGTATACCTAGATGCGAACGGAGATGCAGAAGAGTCCGATGAATGTCGTGCTTGCGAAGGTTAAATGTATAAATAATGAAACGCATATAAAGGAGAAGAGATGTCATTACTGGATTTTTCAAAAACATATAAACCGTTCCAATATCCTTGGGCAGTTGAACTAACAAAAAAACACGAAGAAATTCATTGGATTGAAGACGAAGCAGAGTTGTCTGAAGATGTCCAAGACTGGAGAACTAAACTCTCAGACGGAGAGAAAGAATTTATTACACACGTACTACGATTGTTTACACAGTCAGACGTACAGGTAGGAGAGAACTACCACGAGTTACTAATCCCTCGTTTTAAGAACAATGAAGCACGTAACATGTTATCATCGTTTGCAAACCGTGAAGGTGTACACCAACGTGCATATGCATTGTTGAATGATACACTGGGATTGCCTGATGAAGACTTCCACGCATTTCTAGAATACAAAGAGATGTCAGATAAGATTGACTTCATGAAAGAAGGTAACATCAACTCTCATACAGGACTTGCACTTGCACTTGCACAATCTGTGTTCAATGAAGGTATGTCTGTATTTGCATCATTCGTGATGTTGTTGAACTTCCAACGTTTCGGTAAGATGAAAGGTATGGGTACGATTGTAGAGTGGTCTATCAGAGATGAGACATTACACGTACAAGGTAACGCAAAGTTATTCCGTACATTCTGTGATGAACATCCTCGTGTGGTCAATGACGAACTAAAATCAAAAATCTATCAGATGTCTAAGAATGCAGTTAAACTAGAGGACAAGTTTATCGACCTTGCATATAATTCTACAGACGTTCAAGGACTCAAGAAAGAAGATGTTAAACAATACATCCGACATATTGCAGACCGTAGATTACTACAACTAGGTATGAAACCTAAGTTTGGTGTAAAGGATAATCCCCTTCCTTGGTTAGATTGGGTACTTAATGGTGCATCTCATGATAACTTCTTTGAAAAAAGAGTTACTGAGTATAGTGCTGCGGGTATGTCAGGTGACTGGAATTGGGATGAGGTGGCAGCATAGTGGATGAATTTACTTACGCATTAGAGTGTATCATATGCGAAGTAGAGACTGAAGTGACTGTGCTTGACATAGACGAACGACCCTTACATTGTCCTATGTGTGGGTCAGAAGTAGAAGATATACAATTACTGGATGAAGACTAAATGACAGACGACCTCGGAAGAAAGTTACTTGCTTTCTTCATTTTTATTATATTCTTTTGGATGTGGCCTTATAGACTATTCACCAAGAAGAACAACTGTTACTTTTGGACACTCGAAAAACTCATAACTACAGGTGGACATGTCAACTGGTACAAGTCCGCACTGTGGTATGGGTATCACTGTACATGGGTTGATGAAGATGGTCAAGAATGGGAATATACATTACCCAAGATGAGAAGAACATCCCTACTTAAAGTTATGTGGTACAACGGAGTAGTCCGTAAATTCACTTCAAGGAACA